GAATAGTGAATATGGCTTCTTCTGCACCATCGCGACGTTTAGCTTTACTGCTGCTGGCATCGACATTTGCGACGCCAGCGGCCTGGGCACATGCGCACCTGACGCATCAGTATCCAGCGGCGAATGCTGCCGTTACGGCCTCGCCACAGGCGCTGACCCTGAACTTTTCTGAAGGGATTGAGCCAGGGTTCAGCGGCGCAACCATTACTGGCCCTCAGCAAGAGCTCATCAAAACGCGCCCGGCAAAGCGAAATGAACAGGATAAAACGCAGTTGATTATCCCGCTTGAGCAGCCGTTAAAATCTGGCGCTTACACGGTAGACTGGCACGTTGTGTCGGTGGATGGACATAAAACAAAAGGGAAATACACCTTCAGCGTGAAATAAATGATGCTGACATTCGTCTGGATAACTCTCCGATTTATTCATTTTGCTAGTTTGATGCTGGTCTACGGCTGCGCGCTTTACGGTGCCTGGCTGGCACCCGCATCAATTCGTCGTTTAATGACGCGTCGATTTTTACATCTGCAACGACATGCCGCCGCCTGGAGCGTTATCAGCGCGGCTTTTATGCTGGCGATTCAGGGTGGACTGATGGGCGGCGGCTGGCCCGATGTTTTTTCCGTCTCGGTGTGGAGCGCGGTACTGCAAACCCGCTTTGGCGCGGTCTGGATATGGCAAATTATCCTCGCGCTGGTCACGCTGGCGGTGGTAGTCATTGCGCCGGTAAAAATGCAACGACGGCTTCTTATTCTCACCGTTGCTCAGTTTATCCTGCTGGCAGGCGTTGGACATGCGACGATGCGCGACGGTGTAGTGGGAACATTACAGCAGATTAACCATGCTCTGCATTTACTCTGTGCCGCAGCCTGGTTTGGTGGGCTGTTGCCAGTGGTTTATTGTATGCGCATGGCTCAGGGACGCTGGCGTCAACATGCTATTAGCGCCATGATGCGTTTTTCTCGTTATGGTCACTTTTTTGTGGCGGGCGTATTGCTCACAGGCATTGGCAACACGCTATTTATCACGGGATTTACCGCTATCTGGCAGACCACCTATGGACAGTTGCTTTTGTTAAAATGTGCGCTGGTCGTGCTTATGGTAGCAATTGCGCTGACGAATCGGTATGTTCTCGTACCACGTATGCGACAGGAAAATCCCCGGACTGACCTATGGTTTGTCAGGATGACGCAAATTGAATGGGGAGTTGGAGGCATAGTTCTGGCGATCGTCAGCCTGTTTGCAACCCTCGAACCTTTCTGATGGACTGGCATAACGAATGAAAAAAATACTCCTTCCGGCGCTTCTGCTGGCCACTTCGGGCGTAGCGTTGGCGGCGCCGCAGGTGATTACCGTAAGTCGTTTTGAAGTAGGAAAAGACAAGTGGGCGTTTAATCGGGAAGAGGTCATGTTGACCTGTCGGCCTGGCCAGGCGCTCTATGTGATCAACCCCAGTACGCTGGTGCAGTATCCCTTGAATGCCATTGCCGAACAGCAAGTAGCGGAGGGTAAAACGCGCGCTCAGCCTATTGCCGTCATTCAAATCGATAACCCGGCGAAGCCCGGTGAGAAAATGAGTCTGGCGCCGTTTATCGAACGTGCGCAAAAGCTTTGTGATCCATCCAATAGCTGACTGATTTTTAATAAAAACCGTAAACCTTCACGAAAAGGCTTACGGTTTTTTTATCTCTGATAACAGACAAAACGCCAGGTTTTTTCAATCACCTTCGTCGCAAACTGGAAAACCTGGCGTCGTCATCTATTCTTAAAGGGCAAGGCGATTTAGCCTGCATTAATGCCAACTTTTAGCGCACGGCTCTCTCCCAAGAGCCATTTCCCTGGACCGAATACAGGAATCGTATTCGGTCTTTTTTTAATTGTATTTAAAATCAATCAGTTGCAAACGTCTCCCCGAAATTCCCCGAAATTTACTCGAATTTCTGTATTCCGGTCTTTTTGGTTATATCACAACCAAAATACATTTAACAATCCATTTACGTTAAAATCAGAGCAGTAAGTACGTTTTTTCTCTCTCATCAAGATACATTTTTGTTGTCTTCTCCGATGTGTGGCCAAGTAGACGCTGAGCAAATTCTTCTCCACATGTTTCTTTGTACAATCGTCCAGCCAGGCTTCTGATCTCGTGAAAAGTTGGTGGGTTTTCACTGAACTGGATACCTGTTAATTTTCTGGCTGCGACAAATTTCTTTGTCAGGCCGTCCGGGTGAATGCTGCCGTCAGGGCTGTTTTTTCTAATCCCGGCACTGATTAGATAATCCCCCCTACTTACCATGCGGCACTGTTCAACTACTGCACCAAGTCGTAAACCAGCGACAGGAAGGCTGAGTGACAGGGGGATAGCAATCATCATTCCTGTCTTAATTTGCCTGATGTGGAGACGATCATCATAAATCTCACTGAACCGCATATTCGTTATGTCTTCGCGACGTTGTCCTGTTACAAGGGCTAAGTCCATAGCTAATGGGAACCATGTCGGAAGTTGATCTGCTGCCTCCCTGATGCAGTTGTATGTCTTTAGTTTCAGCCGTTCTCTTGTAACTACTATTTTCGGTGCTCTTGTTGGCGTTACTGGATTTTGAGATATACGTCCTTCAACAATGGCCTCGCGGAACATATCAGATAACACAGAACGCATTGATCCTGCCATCGTGTTTTTCCCTCCTTCAATCCACAAATCAAGAAACTCGGCAATATGGCGAGTGGTTATTTCTGTCAGTAAAATCCCTCCTAATTTTTCTTTTATTGTCTCCAGTTGATTTACCCGAATTTTATAAGTATTTCTGGACACTTTTCTCCTTATAAGAATCGTTTTGTAACGTTCAATCCAGTCTGCCATAGTAAATGAGTCGAACCCTTTAAGTTTTTCAATTAAGGCAGCAGGAGAGTAGTTTTTGTATATATAATGATTTGCTTCAATTGCCTGCGCTACTGCATCTCTTCTTGAAATTTTACCTAGTGTAAATTCTTCTTTCGTCAGAGGGTTGCGCCAGTAATATGCTTTGTCCCTCCTTCGATATGTTAAGTTTTTAGGCAAATTGGGATCGTATTTTTTCCGCTGCATGTTTTAACTTCTCCAGTAACGGACCGTCTCTCCCTTGTCGCCCATTAGGTTGATGGTGTGTTATATCGGTATCAACCTTATTTGGGTTGATATAGAAAGCTTCTGGAACCACCCTGTAACTCCTCCCGTGTAGTTCAGGTGCAGGATAAATGTTTCCATTCCTTGCCCATCGTCTCAGCGTTGATATTGATGGTGGGTTATCCGGATATCTGAGTTTTCCCCACGTTTTGAGTGTCACAAGATTCATTGCCATACCTCTTACGATATGACCGCCAGTAAATATACAGAATACTGGCGGGTGTGGTTGATTTTTAATAATCAGCTATGAAGTTCTCATTTGTATATAATGCAACTCACGAGGACAGAAGTTTCTCGCAATTAAAATTTATCAGCTTTACTTTCTGCTCTCTGGACACGCCTGCTTCTTTTTTCCCTGAGAGCATTTTTTCGCATTCTGATTTCGTTAATTTAGATTTTGAATATCTTGTCCAGTTAGTAGGAGTGCCACCTTCTTTTTCAATAGTGGCAGTTATTTTATACATGAACACCTCCATTATTATTTCCAGTAGTTCGTTTATTCCATCTTTCGAGTGCTTCTTTTTCACTTCCACCATAGCCAGTTCGGGATTCGCATCCGTTGCATTTTGCCCGGTAATATCCTGAAATTGCTTTCACCGTAACAGATGGACAACCACAAAACGGACATGGTTTAACATCGTCATATCTCATAATTTTTGTCATAAAAACTGTCTCACGTTGGCGGTGCATTACACCGCCAGGCTGAATTATTCTTCTGAATTATCGATTACACTGTATTCCCCGGTTAATACAGAGGAGTCTGCCGGATCGATTGTCAGTGGTTCCTTTTCATCCATTGATACTGCACGCTGGATTTCAATTGAGACAGGCAGGTATTTAAACAGGCGACGAATAGCCGTTTTTTTTGCCATTTCTTCCCAGTGAGTTACCCATGGCCCGTTATTACCAGCCTTACTCTGGCTGCGCACCAGTTCAATCTGTTTGCGCGTCATAACTTCAAACTGAGTCCCTCCGTCTTTCAGTCTTGCGACAGCATAGACGTGGGTCACTGGTGCATCTTCGTTTTCTCCCGGGCGGTGTATTAACTTTTCATCAAGGCCAAATTCAAAACTAAACTCGTCACCTTCACGGACAACACGGGCTGACAGGCTGGCGATTTGACCAGAACGGCGAGCCAGATCAATCATGCCGCGATAACCAATGATTAGCTGAACGTTCTTTTTACCGCTCTTTTCGTTTTTATTACCAAAAGGCAGTAAATATGCGTGGCCGAGGGCGCTACCTGGCTCAAGGCCGAGCTGTGAACACTGAACGATCGCACTGACAAAACTCATGGTGTCACAGTTTCCTAGCGCCGGAACCTTACGAATTTCTGTGGTGGCGATACGTATCATTCGTTCAGCCGTCATATGGCGTGGGAGAGCTGCTGCCAGTTGCTCTTTCATTGATGGCTGATTAATAAAGCTGATCACGTCGTTATTTTTTACTGCTGCTGGTGCACGGTTTCCCTGGGTTTTTTGCAGATCGGCTTTTGCGATAGGTGGTTGCTTAGTCATTTGCATACTCCTTAGCCCAGCGGGGCAGTGATAACGTTTTAATAGCTGGCCATTCATCGGTATTCAGGCAGTCAGCAAGGGTCCTCAGATTGCGGTGATATTCCTGCTGGCCTGCCAGTTTTGCTTCTTCGCCCATCATGAAAATCTCAACCGGGTAACGTCCGCATTCAACAGTTGTGCTGGCAACCAGAAAAACGAAAGTTGGCAGCACGCCAAACTGTGCTTCATAACCGTCACTGTAGAATGCATCCTGAACGTGATAGCGGTAGTCGTAATAAGCCGTTTTGAATCGTTGAATATCCGCTGTGGTTTTCACGTCCATGATCCAGTGAAATTCAGGGATAATTTTGTCCGGACGGCACCGACACAAAATTCCTGTTTCAGGATCTTCCCAGTAAATTGATGATTCAGCGTGTCCGGCGCTTTCAACAAGCCATTGACCCAGCGGCAAAGCCATAACGCTCTGATACATGAGTTCAATTTTCCGGCCTTCTTCGGCAGTGATAACCGTTTTTCCTGTACTTGCGCATTCCATCAGAAACGCTTTCTCCTCTTCTTTTCCGGCGGTTGTACGGCGGTTAAATTCAGGTGCCACGATAAAGCGGTTACTGAATTCTTCCGGTTCAAGTACACGGCAGTGGAAAGCGGTTCCTAAATCGAGCGTTTTTGTCTTTGTGGTGTCCACTGGGGCATTTTTACGCCACAAATACAGAGCCGGAGTATCAGCAATGTCGTCGAGCTGAGACTTACTGACACCGGGACCCGCGTGGTAATTCTCATTCGAAATTCCGTAATAAATACCAGGCTCTATGTCTCCTGCGATTACGGGATCTGCGACTTCGCCAGTTTCATCACTGCAATCGCGATGCGGATCGCTGCCAGCATTCTCATTGTGCGGATGTTCAGGGCCTTCCATTTCCTCCGGATCTTTTTCCTGAGATTCATCCAGATTTTCTTCATTAAAGGTTTCCTGATACGTGGTGTCGCCCATCACCGCGCCACAATCAGGGCAGTTGCCGCCACCGCTCTGACCGCAGGCGGCACAGACTTTTTCCGGTTCCTGTTGCGCTACTGGTTCTGATTGTTTCGTTTCTGGCTCGTTTTTCTGTGCATTTGGGCTGTTTTGTTCCGCTTTCTGGTTGTTTTGTTCCGATTCGGGCTGGCTCTGGTTCACAGAATCGCGGGTTTCAATTCCCTTAACCCATTTCGGATCATTCGGGTCGCTAATCCCTTCAACAAATTCTCCGCGAGAGGCAGCCAGCAATTTGTCGGCATCGACAGGATTTTTGGGCGGAATGGTTTTCCGGGCTTCATGGAGTTCTGCCCGCAGTTTCTGATATTTCGCATCAACAGAATTTACCTGTGACTGAGCATCCAGCGGCTGCGTGTCCTGATGATGTTCAGTTGCATCCGGTTCCACTGTTTCAGCCGTTGCCTGTTTATCTGCCATTGCGCAAGATGGTTGCGGTTTTTCTTCACCATCGTGTTTTCCTTCTTCTGTTACACGCTGCGGCATCGGGGCAGAGGAACGACCGCAGGCAATATCCACGATTTCCGGATCAGGGTTGGCATGATCGGTTTCAATCAGCACCTTGTTCAGATATTCAGTGACATGCGCAGGGATAACCTCGATCCCAATTGGTGCTTCTTTTACGGACGCAACCACGATGGCGCGGGAATAATCCAGCCCGCCAGGCATGGTGATGAATTTGTCGCGGAAAACAGAAAAGGGCGGTTTATTTTCAGCGATAATTTCCTCGACACGTTTAGCGTGTGCCGGATGAAGGTTATAAATGTCCACGTCCATTGAACGAGCCAGTACGCCAGTGGCTACGTCGCGCGCCAGTGACGTCAGATCGTGAACGAAACCTTCGCCGCGATCGGTGAGGTTCCCGCCGCCAGCATTAGCGCCGGAAGCCGTGCGCGTGATGCGTGAAACACGATTTCCTTTCATCCACTCTTTTGTCAGCAGACCACGATCGGTGTAGTCTGCGTCCAGGTATGCTTCGAAAAAAGCAGTCATCAGCCCCAGGCTTGAATTGCCTGGATTAGGGAAAACTCTGTCAGTATCACGCACCAGTTTGTGGAGATCGCGAATTTCCAGCGGGTCGAGCAGGCTGGTTTTGTGGGAAACAGCCAGGGCAGTAACAGCTGGTAGTTCTTCAGCTCGTGCAATGTGTAATGCCTGGAGTTCGTCGCGTGAAACGTGCGTTACCGGTTTTTCGCTGCCGTGTTGAGCAAGCCAGCGAATGGGCAGCTCCTGACCGGAAATCGGGAGTAGCATATTCTCCTCAATCTCCGTCATGTCTTCGCCATTAACATTGGTATTGTCAGTGCTGGCTGGTTTGTCCTGCGCAGAGGATGAGGGCGCGATAAATACCATTGTGATGCCATCTTCCCCGCCTTTTTCGTAACGGTTGCAGAATTCCGTATCAAATACGCCCTCTGGTGGAAGGTCATCAACAACGGGCAAATTGACGCGAACAGGTTTTTTAAAGTCATCTTCATCGTAGCCAGCATCGTCAATCGCAACAGCACCACGGGATATGGCAATGGATAATTTTTTCGCTTCAGCCCAGTAGAAACCGCCTTTAATACCGAGACGTTTTCTTACTTTGTCATTTTTTGCTTCGTAATACAGTGGGTAAACTTGTTTATCGGTGCTCATTGTTTTTTAACCTCAACTCAGATTAAAATTACTGCGAGTGATGAATAAATGTCCCAGGTTCTTCACTCAGGCCTGCACAGTGTGCAGGCTTTTCTTTTTTTTCAGATTTCACCCTTTGATTTCATTGCAATCAGAGTTGCCAGAAATTCGGCTTTTTTTTCTGCGGGCAGATTCTTTCCGATATGCACCAGGC